TTTTGATTTTCAGACGACCTATGTGTAGCCCCAACTATCTGCATTTTATGACTTAATCAGTTTGCGCAAAGACTGATTGTTGTATTTGATATCGGCAATCAGCCGGTCATATTGGTGCATTCTACGGAGCGAGCGGGTAATCAGATAGACCGAGAAAATAATCAAGCTGATGTTCATCAGACTGACCAGTACGAGCAAAGGCCAAACATCAACGGCCTCGTACCATTTCGATGTCGCAATCAGCGCACTGAAAATAGACAAAGGGAGTGCGAAAACGGCAATACCTGTACGCATGATAGCAAGTGCCGTGCGTTTTTCAGCAAGGAGAAGCTGTACTTGATTGATGCTGAGGATATCGTTTTGCTGTTCGGTAACCATAGGATACGCGCCTATACAAATTAACTTTGAATTCTGATAAAGCGGAAAATATGGTTTTATGTTACCCGAAAGTATTGAAAATAAAAACAAAGGTCGTCTGAAAATTTTTAGACGACCTTATATATTGCGTTCCATCAGGGGCGCATATTCTTAATTCTTGTAAAGCCCCTTAACTTAGCCAGTGAAGGGGCTTTAATTATGCTTATTTTCTACACCGTAAATCCCGAACCAGTATCTTTTCCAAAGTCATATATCCTCAAAGTTTTCAAGGATATAAATGATGAATCTCAATGTGTCAAAACCCTTTGTTTTCCTATTTCTTATCCAGCTTTAAAACACAAAGCTGAAAACGCCGCAAACGAATGCGGAAGACTTCTAGTAAGGGAATTGATGAATGAGGAATTTAGTCGTGAAAGCTTGGGAAGATAAAGCCGTGGCGGTAGGCGCAGACATGGCGGCCGCGTCAGCGGACGGCAAGGCTGCGACAACCGCAGAAGGCTGCCCCCCTAGGCTAATAGGGGGGGAGCAAAATAAAACCCCTAATCCGAAGGGTGCGGAAAAATCGGAGAACCAAGACTTTGAGTTTGAATATTTCAGTCATTTCGTATCGGATGGAAAAGGTAAATTCATTGAAATACCGTTAAGAAGAGGAAGGGATGACGGCGCATTTATTGACCAAATCACTTTCACAATTCACGAAGACAGTTTGCCGAAAGTAACAGGTAAAGGATTGGTTTCAGATACAGAATTTGTTGTGAAGTATAGCGAGCTGTTAGAAGAAATTTTAGGTTTTGGCATTACCCAAAAATTACCGTTCAAAGGAAAGTTTTTCTATAAAAGCTGTTACCAACTAGGCCCAGATAACGTCGAATACGGAAAAGTTCATTATGGCGGTCAGCGTGAAACAATGCTGGTTGAATTGAATGGTACAGGTTGTCAGGCTGCTATACCCGGTTGGGAAAACCGACTGTATGAGTTTTTAAGTAAGTGCATTCGTCCAAAAATTACCCGTGTTGATGTGGCCCATGATTTTTTTAACGGCGAATACACACCCGATCAAGCATTACTTGATCATGACAACGGTCATTTTGACGTTCATAACATGAGGCCAAAAAGCGAATGCCGAGGTACTGCATGGCGCAATGATGACGGTAGCGGCAAAACCTTTTATGTAGGTAAACGCGGAAATTCTAAATTTACCCGTGTTTATGAGAAAGGAAAACAATTTGGCGATGTCAACAGTCCATGGGTCAGGTTTGAAACTGAATTTCGGGCTGGCGATATAGAAATTCCCTTAGATGTTTTGCTTTATCCCGGTTCGTATCTTGGCGGTGCTTATCCGATATGTACGGCGATATTCAAAACAGAAGCCAAGCGGATGGATGCCAAGACAGAAACAGTAAATTTATCTTTCGATCACAAACTGTTTCATGCGCGTAATCAGGTTGGAAAGATGGTTAATTTCCTCCGCGATATAGGCTGGGATGATAAAAAAATTGTCGATGAACTTGTAAAAGGCATTGAAGGTTATCCCAAAGGGTTACAACCTGAACAATACGACTGTAGAGATCAGACACAAAAGATTCAGTACATACACGAAGAGCAAAAAGCAATTGATGATTTGAACATGCAAACATTACTTGATGATTTGCTTGATGAGAAAGAAACCGCATTCCCACAAGACAGGGAAAAACAACACATTAAAGACATCGAACTCGAAGAGAAAATTATTTCAAATTTTTTAAACAAGTAAAGGAAATTCAAAATGTTTGAGCAAAGCCAAGTAACCACGTATTCAGCAACCCTGTTGGGAGCAAAACAATTCAAAGGCGAAATTGACGGTAACAAAATCGATTCTTGCACTGTTTTGGTAGCCAGCCCAATGCCGTCAAACGGTAATTCAGTAGGTTTTACCGCAGCAAGCATGAAATTTGGCGATAGCCATAATTTCGAAAAACTGAAAAATCTCAAGTTCCCATGCGCGGTTGATGTAACCGTAGCAATGGAATCAACAGGTAAAGGCCTTGTTCCTAAATTGCTTGATTTCCAAGTTAAAGGCGCAGCGCCCAAAGCCTAAGAAAGGCTGAATCATGAGTAAGTATCAGCAAAAATTTATTGTTCAAGAACTGGAAAATCATGAATTCATCTATCCCGATCCATTCGGCGATATTGGCTTTACGCCTAACATTAAATCTGCCGGTCAATATGAAAGTTATGAAGATGCTTTCAGTTCGGCGATTGAAGAAATCGGCGGCGAATTTTTAATTTTCAGTTTTTATACAAAAGAAGATTAAGTTTAAGAGGCTCGGCGGGCGGTCTCTAAAACCTTCACATAGCCCGCAAACACATTTTTTTAAACATTTCGTTAAGGAAAACATCATGAAATTGATGAACACTTGCCGTAAATCCGGCGCAAAACTGGCCGTTGTTGCCGCTGCTCCTCTGGCTTTTGCTACTCAAGCATGGGCAGAAGTACCTGAAAGCGTTAAAACCGACTTGGCTACTGCAAAGACTGACGCATTATCCGTTGCGGCAATCGTACTGGGTATTATCGCTTCAATCTTCGCTATCCAGCTGATCCGCCGCGTATTGCGCTAATTTTAGGCATATTTCAGACGACCCCTTAAAGGTCGTCTGAATACTAATTGACATGAGAATTTAAATAATGGGCTACCAAGTCGGAAATAATTGTTACGCAACCCGTCAGGATGCCGAAAACGTCTATTTCAGTTTAGTTGCTCCCAAAATTGGCGATGACGGAAAGCTATATCAGCTTAATTTTACTAAGTTTGGCTGGAAATATGGGGAGCAGATTTTAAAAGCTGAATTGCCTGAGTGTAACCCGATAGACAGCATGAAGGACGGATCCTATATTGGCTGGTCAGTTGTTGCCATCATGGCAGCGGTTTGGGGTATCAGGTTGATATGGCAGAAATTGAGATAGAACCATGATGGATTTTTATTTTTATCTTGGTGTGTTTGTTCCGGTCGTTGTGGGCTGGATGATTTTTAAATGACGTGGCTATATAATCTAACTTTCAGCAATCATTACGAGAGTTAGCATTATGTTTATCAGAATCTTTAATTTTGTTTTTTTTATTCTCTATACATTTCATTTTTTAAAGATTATTTTTATTCCTAATGAAATTAGATATTCAATTATTGTATTTTATTTAGTTATAAATTTATTAGGGTTTATTCAAAAAAAATCTAAATCTAACACTAAATTTTCTAATAATGATGACTTTTATTTAATGAATACAACTCCAAAAAAACCAAGCCCTAAAGATCCTGATATGGTTAAGTTTATGTCTGATTTAAATGAATCTATAGAGAAGAAGAAAATAGAGAAAATAAAAGTTAAAAATGAATAAATTTATCATTCCGTTATTAGTTTTATTCACGTCTAGCTTTGCTATTTCTGGCGAAATTCAAGTTAATAATTCAAAGAATATCAGTTATTCAAAACAACATACTGAACATTGGGATAAAAAACCGTGGCAGCGTTCTGTATCAGATAATTCTTATAGAAAATTTCAAACTGAGGCAATGAAGGCTAGATATGAAGGTTATTTGTCAAAACAAACTGTTAGTGCAACTGTTGAAGCCCAAGTATCCCGAAAAGCCGTCCTATCAGGCGCATTTAACTTGGTAAAAAGAGGCGCAGCATTAGGAACACGTTTAAGCGGTTGGGGTACTGCTGCATATTTTGCCTACGAAGCATATCAAGCTGTTAATCCATCTTTAGAATCTGAAGGATATGAATATAAAAAAGAAAGTAATGAATTTTATAAATCATTTAATGATTCATTATGTTATTCGAACTCAAGAACAAATATTGATTCTTGCATAGGGGTTGATTCATCTGTTATTAAAGCTTTGAAAGCAAGTGGAGATTCTCAAAAATCTGCTAGAACTTTATTAGAAATGCAAGTTTCTAGCGAATTTCAAAAAATTCTTCCCAATATAATCGAAAAGACACCTGCATATAAAGGAGCTTTTTTTAAAAACTGTGAATTCAGTGATCCTGGCGTATCTTGTTTAATTAGTACAGGTACTAGATTTTATTATGCGCCCAAACATGGTTTTAGAAGCGAAGTTTTGACAGAAGAAAAATTCCTACAAATCGCTACCCCTTCAATAGATAGCAACCCTACGCCCTTTGTAGAAGGCACGGGTAAACCTGAATATAAAGAAAAAGTATCAGTCCCTGCTGGAACAGTCGTAACCATTGGCCCTGTTACTCCCGAAAACGGCAAGCCGGTGCAAATTACCATTACTTTCGGCCAAGATTCAAATGGCAATACAACGGCAAATGTTGCAACAACACAGCGTCCTGATTTGACACCGGGCGGATCTGAAGCACCCAATACAAAGCCTGATCCAGATCCTGCGCCTAATCCTGATGGAAAGCCTGATAAAAAGCCGGATGATAAACCCGATTCCGATGATAAGCCTGATAAACGTCCAGATGATAAACCTGATCCGGATGATGATCCATCTAATAAAGACAAAAGAAAAGAAGATAAAAAAGATGACAAGAAAGAAGAATCCAAAGGGTTACTCTGTAATATTTTCCCTGACATATTAGCTTGTTCAGAAAAAGGCGATGTAGAGGAACAAGAAGAACCTTTCAAAATTCCTCATACAAATAACGATACAACATTTAGCCCTGATTTCTTCCTACCCGATAATGGTGTTTGCCCTGCTCCAAGAACTGCAACCTATTTGGGCATAACCATGGAATTTAAATATGACATGATTTGTAATTTTGCCGAAATGATCCGATTCCTTGTGATTGGTATCGCTGCGGTAGCAGCAGCATATATCATGTTTTCAAGTAGAAAGGACTAAAGCATGAAAGCTGCGTTTTTCGCCATATTACAAAGGCTATTAACCTATATTGTTGCAAAAATATTTATTGCTCTTGGTATTAGTTTTGTAACTTATACAGGCTTTACAGTTGGATTAGGTTTTATAAAAGACTACGTAAAAAATCAGTTCAACTCAATGCCATCAGACATTCTCCAAATCGTCATGATGGCAGGTTTCGGCCATGCCTTAGGTCTGATATTCGGTGCATTTGCATTTAACGTTGCCATGCAAAGTATCAGCAAACTGTCTTTTATTCCAGGGGGAAAAGCTAAATGATTATTTTACAAACTGGCGTACCGGGTAGCGGAAAAACTAGCTCTGTCGTCAATATGCTGATGACAGACGAAAGTTACACTCATTTTACTGATAAAGACGGCGTAAAGAAAAAACGTCCATTGTTCGTCAATGGCATTCCTGAATTGAAGATAGAACATGAAGAACTTACAGATGAACAAATTAAAGAAAAGCCATTTCAAGAGTTTCTCCCTTATGGTTCGCTCGTCATCATAGACGAAGCACAAAGGCTGATGGGCACACGTTCCGCCGCTTCAAAAGTACCTCCATTTATAGAAGCTTTAGCATTACATCGACATCATGGTTTAGATATTGTCCTGATTACTCAACATCCAAGTTTTCTTGATAGTTTCGTAAGAAAGCTTGTACAACGTCATATGCATGTATCGATCAAGCCGGTAGGACGTAAACTCTATGAATGGAATGAATGTGTAGATCAGCCTGATAGCAGTGTGAATATCGCTAGGGCAATAGAAAGAACGTTTGTAGTACCTAAAAAATCTTTTGGTATGTACAAATCTGCTGAAGTCCATACTAAGCCGAAAAGACGTATACCAAAAAGTCTTATATTCGTAGCCTTGTTTTTACCTTTATTAATTGGTTTTGCCGTTTATACCATTAATGGAATGAGTAAACGATTTAACCAAGAGGAAAAACAACAGACAGCGGCATTGACTACATCAGATACAACGGATGAAGTTACAACGTCAGAAAGTAGTACACCGCCTCAACCGACTACGAATAGTAGTTTAAAGCCTGAAGATTTTGTACCTACTCTTGCCGAAAAACCTGAAAGCAAGCCCATTTATGACAATATAAGACAAGTTAAAACCTTTGAATACATCGCCGGTTGCGTTGAAGGTGGTAATAGTGGCTGTACTTGTTATAGCGCACAAGGCACGCCGCTAAAAGAAGTTAATAAAGCCATGTGCAAGGATTATGTGAAAAACGGCCTTCCGTTCAACCCATATAAGGACGAGCATCAAACCGTACAACAGCCACAAACAGCACCGCAGACAGCCTACGCGCCTGAAAATGGACAAGTGCTTACGATGGGCGGCAAAAGCCCTCAAAATCTGATGTATGACGGCTATGTTGAAGCAGGCGAAACAATAGGATTCCAAAACGGTGCAAAGGTCGGCAGTTAAGAGATATTTATTTAATTGTTGATGTAGCCCAAGCGGAATCAACGGTTAAATAAATATCAATGGGGTGCGGGAACTCCCGCCTTTTTGAAATTGGGTAAATTAAATTGAAACCTGTAAATCGTTTTAATTAAGACGGTTTACAGGTTTTTGTTTAAGCGCAAAACAAAAGCTTGGGCGGTTTAGACAGTATAACGACCAGAGTTAAAAACTGAGGAAAAGATATGTCGAACCGTTCAATTACCTTAAAGATTGAATATCATCATAGCTGTATCAGGCTGAATAAATAAGGAAAATGAAATGAATGTAATAGGGTTGGATGTATCTAAAGACACGATAGACGCAACATTGATTACAACTAAAGGAAGCAAAGACTATATAAAAATATCCAACAATACAGAAGGATTTGAGAATCTGATTAATTGGATAAAAACAAAAAGAATTAAAAAAATTGCCATAAGCATGGAAGCAACAGGCATTTACTATGAACAGGCGGCAGAATATTTGAGCGCGCTATATACGATCTTTGTTATCAATCCCTTAAAAATCAAAGAATACGCAAAAAGTCAGTTTAGCCATACAAAAACAGATGAAGCAGATTCAAAACTTATTGCCGAATTTGCAAACCGTCATTTAGACAAACTCACACCGTTTAGGCCGTCTGAAAATCCCATACTCTATAAGCTGGTTAATCTGCTACAACAACTAAAAGAACAGCAAAAAGAAACACAAAACAGGTTACATACCGCAAAAGATATCTACATAAAATCAACTCATGAAGCAATCATAGAACTGCTTGAAGAAAAAATAGATCAGACATCAAAGAGGATAGAAGGCATGATAAAGCAGAAAGAAAGCCTAAATATCGAATATCAAAACCTACAAACCATACCGGCAATAGGGAAAGAAACCGCAGTGATTCTACTAAGACACCTGACAGATAAAAATTTTGAAACAGCGAATAAATTTGTAGCCTTTGCCGGCCTAAGTCCAAAAATTGAACAATCAGGGACAAGTGTCAATAAAAAAGGCAGATTGAGCCGATACGGACACCGGCAATTAAAACGCGCCTTGTTTATGCCTGCCCTTGTTGCCTATCGCATGAATGCATTTCCTCAACTTGTCAGAAATTTGGAAGCGGCAAAAAAGCCTAAGATGATAATCATCGTTGCACTAATGCGGAAATTGGCAAAAATCGCCTTTTATATACACAAGACTAAAAAGCCGTTTGATAAAGCGCGACATCAGACTGTTTAA